ATTTATTTATAAAATTCACAATGCAAGATTTGAAAATTTTAGGTCCAAAAGATTCAGGTAAAGGAATACTGATAGAAATGGATGCGGGATATATCTCACCGACAGAGTCTCGTAACTTGGCGGTAATACAAGAAAGTAAATCGGCTTTAGACTATTCAAAACCTTTTGAGTTCTATGCTGTTTTACAAAAATATAATACACCAAACAGAAATGGTAGAATTTATCCTGAAAAAATATTAAAAAGAGAAGTTGAAAATTATAAAAAAAATTATATATCAAAAGGAACCGCTCTTTCGGAATTAAACCATCCTGAATCATCATTAATTGATTTAGATAGAGTTTCTCACATAATCACTGAAATGTGGTGGGATGGTCATATATTACTTGGTAAATTAAAACTTTTAACATCACCTGGGTTTCACGAAAGAGGAATTGTATCAACAAAAGGAGACCAAGCCGCAAATCTTTTAAGACAAGGTGTTACATTAGGGATATCATCAAGAGGAGTCGGTTCGTTAGTTAAAAAGGGGGAACAAAATGAAGTACAAGAAGATTTTGAACTAATTTGTTTTGACTTAGTATCATCACCATCTACTCCAGGAGCATATCTTTTCCAAGATATGGCTGATAAACACAAGTACGAAGAAAATTTGCAAGAAGAACAATTACAAAAAGCTGAAAGGTCAACAACAAAATCACTTGATTTAATGAAAAAACTTAACGATTATTTATCAAAATAATTTATTATGGAAATGGACGAAAAATATTTTGTTGCAAAAATTCAGTACGATTTACCCGATGAAAATTCAGGTAAAATAAAAAAAGTAAGAGAAGAGAAATTAGTTAAAGGTTACAACGTCACAGATGTTGAGGCTAAAGTAACTAAAGCCTATGAATCGTTCTCTTATGATTGGAGAATTACATCAGTCGCTGAAAGTAAGATTGATGAAATTTTCGAATAAGTATTAATTTTTAAAGTTTATGAAAAAGGAGGGATTACCCTCCTTTTTTATTTTATTTACATTATGTGGTGAATTTTTCTAAAGTACTGAATATTTATCAAAAAATGCAAAAAATGGCAGAAAATAAAAACTTAGTTGAAGAAGCGGTAATCCAATTAAAAAATTTGGAAGAAGCTATCAATGAAAACGCAAAAGAAATACTTGAGTCAACAATGAAGCAAGAAATTAGCGAGCTTGTAAAGGAGTCTTTAAAAGAGGCTGAAGAAGAAGAGGAAACTGAAGATTTTGAAGAAGAATCTGATGAATCGGAAGAAGAAGAATCTGATGAATTTGAAATGGAAGACGAAGAAGGTTCTGAAGAAGAATTTGATGAGTTTGAAATGGATGATGAAGAAGAGTCTGACGAAGAAGGTTTTGAAGATGAAATGGGACAGGATGATGAAGTAATTGATTTTACACAAATGCCTGATTCTGATGAAACTCAAGATTTGTTATTAACAGTTTTCAAAAAAATGAAACCAGAAGATGAAGTCGAAATCCAAAAAGACGGGGAGTATGCACATTTGAAAGACGGTGACGATGAGTACCTTATTCCAATGAACGAATCTCGTGAGGATGATGACGATGACAATGACGACGAAGAATTTGAGTCAGAGTTAGAAGAAACTATCTATGAAATTTCTATGGACGACGAAACAGGTGAAATGGAAGAACAATGGCAAGGTTTGGCCGCTGATATGGCAATTGCCGCAGCACCAGTTATTGCTGACAAAATGTTTGGAGACGATGAAGAAGAAGAATTAGAAGAAACTATTTACGAACTTCACATGGATGGTGAAGATGGTGAAGATGATGATGAACTTCCTTCTCCTCCAAAAGAAGAAAGACCTGGTGGGATGTTTTATGAAAGAGACATGGATGTTGAGTATGAAGAAGATGAAGATGATGATATGGAAGACGGATACGAAGAATTTCCAATGGATGATTTAGAAGAAATGGATTATCAATCTGAAGAATATACAGAAGAAATGATGCATGAGACTACTAAACCAAAAGTTGGTAAGGGTGGTAAAATCGGAAAACCTAAATTTTCATACAAGAAAACTACTGGTGGTTTTAAAGAAAAAATGACAGCCGCTAATCCTACAAAAGGTACAGGTAAACCAAAGTTTGAATACAAAGAATCAACTAAAAAAATGAAGAAAGGTGAATTTAAAGAAGCTTCTCGTACATTAGGTTCAGGTTCAAAATTTAGAAAAGGTGGTCTACCGAAACCAGCCGCTCATTCGGCATTCAATATTAATATTGAAGAACACTATTCTTTGATGGAAGAAGTAGAAATGTTGAGAGCTAAAAATGAAGAGTACAGAAAAGCTTTGAATATTTTCAGAGACAAACTTAACGAAGTTGCTGTATTCAATTCAAATTTAGCGTACACTACAAGATTATTTACTGAACACACAACATCAAAGCAAGAAAAAATAAATGTTTTAAGAAGATTTGATTCTGTAGAAACACTTAAAGAATCTAAAAATCTATATAAAACTATTAAGGACGAACTTTCATCAACTACTAAAGGAAAAATCACTGAGTCAATCGAAAAAGTAATGGACAACGAACCAGTAATTACAGGTTCTGCTCAAAACTTAATTGAATCTAAGACTTACGAAAATCCTCAGTTTATGAGAATGAAGGACTTAATGACAAAAATAATAAAATAAACAATTAATAAAAATCCAAAAATAAAATGGGAGCATTATTAGAATCAGGTCTTGTTGGTAACATCGGTCTTAAGCACCTTAAAGTTATCAAAGAAGATACTATTAACAAATGGGACAAATTAGGGTTCCTTGAAGGTCTTCGTGGCCACCTAAAAGAAAACGTAGCACAATTATATGAGAACCAAGCTTCTCACTTAATCAACGAAGCTACTTCAGACGGAAATTCAGGTTCATTTGAAACTGTTGTTTTCCCGATTATCAGACGTGTATTCTCTAAATTATTAGCGAATGAAATCGTTTCTGTACAAGCGATGAACTTACCAATCGGTAAATTGTTCTTCTTTGTACCAAAAATCCAAGGTTACACTGGTACAACTCAGTTAACTAATGATACTACATCTCCATGGGCTCACAGAGCACCTGTAGGAGCACCTGGTAACTATCCTGGTGACCCAAATGCAGGTTATAATGATGCTGCAGCTTTCACTAAGAATCTTTATGATTTGTATTATGAAGGTAATGAGGCGGCTTTAGACCCACCTGGATTGTATGATTACTCAAAAGGACGTTGGTCAGCGACTACTGCGGCGACTTTCACTCAAGTATGGACAGGACAAAGATTAGTACAATCAGGTTATCCAAGTACTACTTACAGAAAAGTAATCGTTTCTTTATCTGGTTTCAGTACTTCAGGTGAAGGTAGATTAGTTGGTCCTGAAGGTAACCAAATGGATACTGAGGATTTCTTAGCAAGTTTACGTTTAGTTTCTTCAGCAAATACACAAAACCCATTATTGTTCAGAGTTGTTACTCAAGTATACGGTCAAGGTATTGTTAACTACGGTTCACAATCACAAGCTGCTTGGCCAACTCAAGGTAACGGTGGTTACTACAATAACATTTGTAGTGCATCTGGTGTTATCTACTTAGAAGTTGATTTAAGTGTACCTTGTTCTGTAACTGATAACAGTTTAGATGGTTATTCAGGTTCTACATTCGCAGCTGACACAGCCACTGGTTCTATCATTGCGGTTTATAAAATCTATGAAGAACTTGAGTTTGAAGACGCTATCGGTGAAGTTTCTTTTGAATTAGATTCAGTAACTGTTACTGTAACTGAAAGAAAGTTAAGAGCTCAGTGGTCTCCTGAATTGGCTCAAGACGTTGCGGCATTCCACAACATCGATGCTGAGGCTGAATTAACAGCTTTATTATCTGAACAAGTTGCGGCTGAAATCGACCGTGAAATCTTACGTGACTTACGTAAAGGTGCAGCTTGGCAATTACGTTGGGATTACAACGGATGGAAGAGAGGAACTGCAGCTAACCCATTAACTCAGTACACTCAAAAAGACTGGAACCAAACATTGATTACTGCAATCAACCAATTGTCAGCACAAATCCACAAGTCAACACTTCGTGGTGGAGCTAACTGGATTGTTGTATCTTCTGAGGTTTCTGCAATCTTCGATGACTTAGAATACTTCCACGTATCTAACGCTTCTCCTGAGCAAGACCAATACAACATGGGTATTGAGAGAGTTGGTACTTTAGCTGGTCGTTACCAAGTATACCGTGACCCTTACTTCCCGCCAAACCAAGTTTTGATTGGACACAAGGGTACTTCATTACTTGACACTGGTTACGTTTACGCACCATATGTACCTCTACAATTAACTCCAACTATGTACAATCCATTCAACTTCACACCTATCAAAGGTATCATGACACGTTACGCTAAGAAGATGGTTAACAACCGTTTCTACGGACGTATCACAGTTGACGGTGTACGTACATTTGACTTGAGAGAGTTAAGATAATCTATCTTAAACCAAATATAAAAAGGTCAGAGAAATCTGACCTTTTTTATTTATTAAACTATTTATAAAATATTAAATAAAAATTAAGAAATACAATTATGGCAATATTAAGTGCAAATACATTCTATAACTACACTAATGAAAAACAAGGAGCGTTTAATGGAGGTGTTTACTCAGGTAGTACACAAGTTCCACATCCTATTGCGGGTAGTCCGACAAACTCTAATGACATTATAGTTGATTATAGTGCGGTTACTTTAGGAGGATTTAATGGTTTAAATAGTTAACAATTATAATTTAATTGTTAAGATAAACTATTCATTATATTTTCAATCTTAGATGCACTTCCAGAAACTGCACTATTTCTTCTTGACTGAACCGCAACTTTTTTAAGTTCAGATACTGACGTATTACCTTTTTCCACCTCTTCATTAATTGCGTTTGCAAATTTTTGAAAAAATCCTGAGCCATTCCAAGAAGCGTATATAAAGTGGAATAATAACGCGTTACTTTTCATAACAATATTTTTAGCCTCAGGAGATAAGTATTTATCAGCAAGTTTATTAAAATGAGGTTCCATTATTTTAACCACCAGGTCTATTAGTTTTTGTTCTAAAT